GCACGTCGACGGCGAGCGAACTGGCGTTCGGCCCGCATTTCAGGTCGGTCGACGCCGGCAGCACGCTCACCGGGTCGGCGCGGCCGTCGGCGACGCCGTCGCCGAAGAGCAGCAGGCTGAGGGTGCGGTCGGCGACTGCGGCGTAGGAGCCTTTCTGTATCCAGACGGGAACCTCTAAGGCCATGGCGGTCTCCTACAGGTACGATATGTCCAATGGCGAGACAGATCAGGGTCGGCGACCGGTTTGGGCGGTGGACGGTGATAGCCGAGCCACCCAGCGGCTACGACCGGTGGGGATGCCGGTGCGACTGCGGAACAACACGCGGCATCCTCAGGGCGAACCTTGGCCGGGCGGGCTCGTGCGGATGCGCATTTCATGGCAAGCAGATCAACCCGCAGCACGCGGTCACACATGGTGGCTCTGGCACTCGGCTGTACAACCTGTGGAAAGCCATGAAGCGTCGATGCCAGAACCCTCGCTCCCCGGACTTTGAGCGCTACGGCGGTCGAGGCATTCGCGTCTGCGACGAATGGCGGGACTTCGCCGCTTTCCGGTCGTGGGCGATCGCCGCGGGTTACGGCGACGATCTGTCGATCGAGCGGGTTGTCAACGACGGTGACTACACCCCGGCCAACTGCCGCTGGGTGCCGCTGGAGGTTCAGGCTCGCAATCGCAGATCGAGCCGTCCGGTGACGGCCTGGGGTGAAACCAGGACCCTGGCGGAATGGATACGCGATCCCCGGCGGGTCGTGTCGCAGAATACGGTGCGCGCTCGTCTCGATCAGGGCTGGGCGCTCGAAGACGCCATGACGGTCGCGGCAAAAAATCATAAAAAGGCGTCGTTCCACGTGACCGTGGAGTAGCTGGAGGCTTGGGCGGTGTCGGCCACGTAGCGCAACACGTTGGGGCCGGGGACCAGGGTCAGCCACGTCGACGAGGAGAAGTCGACCAGGTTGTAGCGGGTGTTGGTCGGGTCGTTGCCGAGGTACACCAGCCGCTGGCGGGAATCGACGGTGAGGACGTCGCCGGCGTTGAGGACGAGCGGGTTGGCAGCGGTGCCGACGGTGAAGTGGGTGCCGACGGTGTCGTTGTACAGGCCGGGGTTGGTGCACGGCCCGAAGGTTTGGCGGACCGGGTAGGCGTTGAGGGTGCCGGCGTTGACCGCCGTCGACGACGTGGTCCCCGACTGGGCCGGATACCAGCGGGGCGGCGCCCACGTCGACGTGTTGGTGACCGTGCCGACATCTTGCGGGGTGGCGTAGTGGCGGCCGTAGCCCAGGCCGGCGGGGGCGATCACCGTGGTGTGGGACTGCTGGGAGTACATGGCCGGGTCGGCGGCCACCCACTGGGCCTGAAACTTCGACAGCACCGGATGCGACGCCGGCGCGGAGAGGGCCGACGCCCGCAGCGTGCATGTTCTCGGGGCGACGTCGCCGTCGAGCTGCCAGGTCAACGTCGGCCGGGCCGCCGGGACCAGAAACGGGGCCAGGGCGTCGAACGTCTTGGACCGCGACCCGGCCGGGGCGTCGAGCAGGGTGCCGTTGATCGACACGACACGTTCCCCGAACCAAAGGCTGTCGTCCCAGGCGCCATCCCGGTCCGGGATCGGCGAGATATCGGCTCTCACACTCGGGTAACCCAGGTCGACCTGTTCGATGGCGAAGCCTTTGTCGGCGTCCATCAGGTCCAGGGTGGTGGCCCCCAACGTGAGGGTGAGCACGATCGGGGTGCCGCAGGCGTGGCCCACTTAAAGCCGCCCGGCGGACACTGCGAACTCCGATTTGCGGAGCAGCATGTCGACATCCACGGCGGAGTTGAACGTCGCCTGCTGGATCATCACGGCGGGGCCGCCGACCCCGCCGGGGATCGGGGAGATGGCCTCCCCGGCGTGGGCGTACACGAGACCGTCGGAGGTGATCAGCCCGCCCTGCCCCAGCCGGGGGATCGACGGGACGCCGATCGTCACCGACGGCGTGTCGATGCCGAACACTTTGACGTGCGGGGTGGTGAACTTGAGGCTGTTCCACCCGTCGATCACCAGGTTGATGGCACCCTTGAAGGCCTGCCAGATGCCGTCGAACATGCCGGAGAAGATGCCGGCGAGCCGGCCCGGCAGACCGGTGAAGAACGCCACGATGCCGTTCCACCCGTCGACGATCCATTTCCACAGGTCCGACGCCCACCGTTTGATGTCCTCGAAGTGGTCGAAAATCAGAATCGCGGCGATGGCGAACGGGCCGACCAGGATTTCGACCAGCAGCCGCCAGTGGTCGGCGATCCAGCTGAACACCCCGGCGATCTGGTCTCGGAGCAGGTAGATGGCGACGCCGACGGCGGCGATGGCCAGGACGATCACCCCGATCGGCCAGAAGGCGGCGAACCAGTCGGCGGCCATGATGGCCGAGATGACCGACCAGGCGGCGCCCAACCCGGCGAGGAGGCTTCCGACGGCGGTGATGGCCGGCCCGTAACGGGCGCCCAGGTTGGCGGCCATGTCCTCGAACTTGGTTTTCATGACGTCGAGATGGCCGGAGAAGGTGTTCACGCTCGCCGACGCCTGCCCGCCGACGACGTCGGCCAACGCCTGGGTGGCGGTCTTCTGGGAGTCGGTCAGTTTGGTGGTGGCATCGACGGTGATCCCGAAGTCCTTCAACAGTTTGGTGTTGCCGTTGTAGACCTTGCCGACCTGGGTGGCGGCGGTACCCAAATCTTCGTGTTTGACGGCGGCCACGTCGGCGGTCTCGTTGAGCAACGCCAGGGCTTTTTGCGGGTCGTGGGTGGCGTCGGTCAACTTCACCAACGCCTGCTGGGTTTCGGCGGCCGAATGCCCGAAGTTCTCCTGATGTTTGATGGCCGCCTCGACCTGGGCGGCGTAGTCCTCGTAGTCGTGGCCGGTGTTCTGCACCGCCTGTTGCAGCTGCTGGTGGGCCTGCTGGTCTTTCGAGCCGAGGGCGGACAGGCCGGCGCCGATACCGGCCATGGCGCCGCCGACGCCGATCATGGCCAAGCCGACGTCTTTGCCGTGCTTGGCGACCTGGTCCAACGCCTGGTCGACGCCGTCGAGGGCGGCGCCGAACGGGCCGAGGACGCCGGTCTGGTTGAGGGCGCCGAGCACGCCGGAGAAGGCTTCGTGCACGCCTTTGGCGGCGGCGGTGCCTTTGGCGCCGACCTGGGCCATGGACTGGCCGAACTTGGAAAGGTCGGCGAGCAGGGTGACAAGGATCGACGGGCCGGCCATCGGCTAACGCCTGCGGTTGGCTTTTTGGATCTCGGCGGCTTCGCGTTCCATGTAGCGGACGAACGCCGCCAGCATGTCGTCGTCCAAACCGTCGATCTCGGCGGGGGTCATCCGCCAGTAACGGCAGAGGGCGGCACGGTTGTCGGCTGCCCGTTGCCGGTAAAATCCGGCGGCTCCGGCGACAAGATCACCTCCGTGTCGGCGGCCGCCGCCCACAACTCGTCGCCCGACCAGTCGGGGTGGCGGCGGTGCAGCTCGATAAAGGCCATCGCCTGGAACTTGTCGGCCGACTCCTCGGACTGGAGGAGCTGTTCGACGGAGCGGCCGGTGGTGTGCGACAGCAGCCGCATCACCGACGGCGTCATCCGCAGCGCCGTCACGTCGAGACGGACCGGCGGTTCAGTCACGGATGGACACCGGCCTGCCACGCCGTCCCCGACCAGTTGGCGCCGATCCGGTCGGCGGTGACCACATATTGGCCGGTCAGCCATGCCGTGGCCGGGGTGGCGACAACGCCGGTCAGCGCCGCCAGGTTGGCCGGGGCGTTCGCACCGCTGGGGGTGAAAAACCCGGGGGAGCCGGCGGTGGCCCCGGTGGCCGCCACCGAACCGGTGTCGACCGACGGCGGGCCGGTCATGATCCAGTCGATGTCGACCTCGGACAGGGCGCCGGCGTCGCCGCCGATATACCGGTACGGTTGGGGTACCACGAACCCCGAGAAGCTGGGGTTGGTGGCCGAGACGGGCTGCGACGAGTAGGCCCGAACCTTGAACGTCGCCAACGTCTGCGAGGTGGCGTAGGCGGTGACCGCCGCCCGCAGCGTGGCGTCGACCGCCCCGGCCGCGAAGCTTTGCGCGAACTTGGCGACGAAATGCCATTTGACCAGAGCCGGGTAGTCGGTCTCGGAGCAAAACGTGGTGACGGTTACCGGTTTGTTTTCGGGGTTCACTTCGAAATGCAGGCCGAAGCAGCGCAGGTTGACGCCGTTCACTTCGACGTAGCCGTCGTTGAGGATGACGGGCGTGCCGACCGGTGGGGTCGGGTCGGCGGCCAACGGTTCAACGGTCAAGGTGTCGGACATTTATTCTCCAGACGGTTTGGTCCAGGGGTAGCGGTTGATCGAGGTTTGGACTTCGGCGTTCAACGCCGTTTCGAGTTCGTCGGGGTGGGCGACGAGTTCGGGGTACAGGTAGCGGCCCTCGTCGACATACGGCCGGCCGCGGCTGCCGCCGAAGTTGACCCAGCCGGCGTAGTCGACGCCGCCGACGACGTCGAGGCCCTGGGCGGTCTGGCGGGCTTCGATCGACGCCCGCAGGTCGCCGGAGACGACCGGCACGACGTCTCGGCCGGTTTTGACGATCAGGTCGGCGAGCGGCCCGACGTCTTTGTAGACGGCCGGTTCCAACGTTTTGGCCCAGCCGGCCAGGTCGGCGGCGGCCTGGTCGGCGTTGGTGACGACCGCGTCGGTCACGGATTTTCCGCCAGGGTGGTGTACACCAGCCGGGAGCCGAGGTAGGTGATCCCGCCGACGACGAACCCTCGGGCCTCCGACCACGACTCGACGGCCAGGTCCGGCAGGTCGGTGCCGATCCTGGTCAACGTGTACGACACCAACTGGTCGAGGGTGTCCATGCCGGCCCCCGGTTCGAACCGGCCGGCCAGGAGCATGACCACGCCGGCCACCTGGAACAGGCAGGGGGTCCGGTCGCCCCGGCCCGACACCGGCAGCAGCATCAACGCCGGCGGCTGGATCGAGTCGACGAAACCGGGATACACCGACGGGTCGTCATCGGCCACCGGGGCCAGGGCGGCGGCCAGTTTGGGGCGGATGTCGACCAGGTTCACGCCACCCCCCACGGTCCGAGCGGGTCGGCCGCCGGGTCGTAGGCTTTTCCTTTCAACGGCAACAGGTTGGCGGCATGCCGGCTGAAACCGTCTTTGGGGGTGTACAGGCCGGTCTGCTCCAGGCCGAGCACCCCGAAGGGGGTGTCGTTGGCTTTGACCCATTCTTGGGCGCGGTTGACGTTGGTGCGGATCACCAGGTCGGAGACCGGGTAGACGAGCGGGCCGTCGAGTTCGTGGTCGATCTCGTCGGCGGCGGCCGCCAGGCACGAGTCGAACAGATCCTGGTTGGAGGTGTTCAACGTCACCCGCATGGCGTCGGCCAGCTGCTGGGCGGTGGCGTAGGCGGCCACCGGCTACTCCGGGCCGCCCTCGGCCGGCTCCGGCGGTTCGATCTCGGTTACCTCGCCGGGGATCAGACTGGCGACCAGGCCCATCGCTTGGGTCATGGTGGCGACCGCCCCCGACGGGTCGCCCGGCTCGTCCTGTTCGGATATGAACTGGGCCATGTCCTCCAGGATCGAACCGAGGTTCCCGACGTCCTCGTAGTCCATCTAAACCAGGCCCCTGCCCAGGTAGTCGCGGTCGCCGGCTTGGACGTTGCGGGCCAGGAAGTCGGTGGCCTGCGACGTTCCCGGGGTCGGGTTGGTCAACAGCCGGGACAGGAAATCTTTGGTTTTGGTGGTCGTCGCCTGCGGGTCGACGGCGACGAACCCCAACGCCGCGGCCACTGTGTCGTACAGGTCGGCTTTGGACATGGAGGCGTTGGCCGGCGACAGACCCATCTGCTGGGCGGTGGCCAGCAGCTGGTCTTTGGTCATGGCGTCCAGGTCGGCCTGGGTCAACGCCGGGGCGTCGGTCACGGCGTTTTCACGATCTTGATGATCCCGCCGGCCTCGATGATGGCCGGGGTGAAAAACCCCGCGTAGGCGACCTGCACGCCCAGCACGGACGGCTCGACGACCGACAGGGCACCGACGCGCTGTTCGTACACCTCGGCGGCGGCGGTCGACAACATCAGGATCCGCTGGGTGCCGACCCCCGACGACACGTACAGGGGGATCCCGGAGATGGAACCGACCAGCCCGGTCGAAAAGTCCGACGCCGACAGCCCGGTGGAGATCTGGTCCATGGGCAGCACCGGCGGGAACAGCGGGCCGAGGACCGGCAGCATGTCCGGGCCGGTCACCATGACGACCCGGCCGACCGATCTGGTGGCGTTGTAAATCTTCTGGGCGCCGTCCCAGATCGACGCCTGCACCCCGGCCACCGTCGCCACCCCGGTGGGGATGGCCAGACCGGCCGTCGAGCCGGTATCGAACGCCGTCGCCGCCGCCAACTCGGTTTGGATGGCGTACTCGGCGGCCAGGTCGTTCACGACGATGTCCATGATCCCGGGGACGCTGAAGTCCACGTTCTGACGGCTTACATTGACGTAGCCACCATACGTTGCAGCATTAAATGTCAACTTGGTGATCTGCATTTTTTGGGAAACGAGCTCCGCCTTCTCGGCCGACTGGACGGCCACGGAGGTGTGCTGGGTGACCTTGGGTCGCGACCACGTCGCCGACGGCATGTTCCGCGGGCCGAGCTGGGTGACGAGCACCCGGTTGGCGTCGATAAAGGAGACGACCGGGCCGAGGATGGGCAGCGGGATCAGCCCGGCGTTGTCGGCGGTCGTCTGATGCTGCGCCGCCCGGGTGTAGAGCTCGATCCGTTCGGCGGCGTCGCGGTCGCCGAGACCGGCCCGGTACTGCTCGAGGAGGAACTCGCCGGCGGAGCGGTACTCGACCGGCGACGGGGTGCGGGCGGCGTTGCGGCCGGTGATCTCGAACGCCCGGGCCAGCTCGGCGGTGCGGGCCGCCGAGTCGGCGGCGATCCGCACACTGTCACGCATGGGGACCAGCTGGGCTTCGAGTTCGACCATCCGTTCCTTCGCCCGGGTGTACAACTCCATCTCCTGGGCGGTCAGGTCCCGGCCGGCGGTTTGGGCGGCCTCGACCAGCTGGTCCTGGAAGGCGCGTTTGGAGTCGAGTTCGCCCTGCAGACGGGCGAGCATGGCGTCATGCATCTGGGTTTGAGCCTCCTGTGGGCACCGATGGGTGGTCGGCAGCTCTGAGGCTCGTTTCGGTCCCCGGCGTCTAGCCGGTGGGGGCCGGCAGGATCAGACGGCTACTCGCCCAGATGGTAACTGGTGGCCAGCCGCTCCAGGAGGATGGCGTCCAGGTTGGGGGTGGCCGTCCGGTCGACGGCGGCGGGCACGGCGCCGGCCGGTGGCGGCAGCGTCGACCGGACGGCCAGAACTTTCGCCCCCCGGTAGGCGGGCGACCAGACCAGGGCGATGTGGTCCAGGTACGCCTTGTTGATGGTCCGCCGGTTGTTGCCCTCCCAGGTCATGTGCTCGGGGAGGCAGGCGAAACCGACGGAGCCGTCGAGCATGCCGTCGGCGGCGTCGTCGAGGACCTGGTCGCCGTCGTCGCCGCGGCGGATCAGGATCTCCGAACGCAGGCCGGCCGGGTCGTCGGGAACGAACCGGCGGACCCGTCCCACCTTTCGCTCGTGGTCGTGTTCCAAGTTGACCGGCACCCGGTCGGCCCGGTTCTGGATGTTCCCGAACGCCCCCGCCGCGAACCGTTCCTTCACCATCCGGTCGTTGATGACCACGTCGGCCCACTGGCCGTACGGCACGGCCAGCAGCTCGATCGTCCGCTCCGGGTAGCGGACGTCGGCGATCTGGGCGGCGCGGATCTCGACCGGCGCACGGTTCACGGCGGGCCTCCCGGGTCGGTGGCCGCCGGCGGCGGGCCGGGCGGCGGCGGCACATAGGTCGCCGCCGGGGTGCCGGACTGGTCGCCGGCGGCGGCGTCGAGTTGCGGCATTTTGCGCTGGTCGGCGATCTGCGCCGGGGACTGCACCCCCGCCGCCAGGTAAATCTGGTCGATCTGGGCCTGCTCCAACGGTGTCGGCGACACATACGGGGTCATGTCCACCTCCACCGCCGTCCCCCGCGGCAACGCCCAGCCCGACAGGGCCGACATCACCGCCGTCGACAGCGGGCCGAGAGCGCCCCGCCACCGGGAGAAAAACAGCCACTCCATGTTCTTGTAGGTCATCGGGTCGCCGCCCGACGGCAAGCCCATCGCCACCGGCGGCACGCCGAGCAAAACGGCGATACGGGCCTCGTTCCACTGGGACAGTTCGACCAACGCCATCTTCTCCGGGTCGATAGCGATGGTCTGAAAGTCGACGCCGCCGGAGAGGACGGCCGGCAAACCCAGGGCGTTCTGGCGGGCCGCCACCCACTGGGATTGCAGTTTGGCGGCCTGGTCGGCGTCCAGGCGGCCCGGATGTTTCAGGATGCTGGTCGGCACCCCGCCGGCCTGGGCCATCGACGACGCGTAGCGGGCCAGGGCGGCGGCCGCCACCAGTCTCGGCCCGGCCATCTCCAACGGGCCGATCCCCCGGGCGAACCCCAACCGGGACGTGTAGCGGACGTGCAACATGTCGGCGGTGACGTCGACGCCGGCGATGTCGTAACGGCGGGCGCCGTCGACGATCTCGGCGTTGACCATGTACGGCGGGACCACATGGAACCGGGCCGGCCAGCCCGTCGAGTAGCGGGCGGTGGCCAACACGAACGCCTCGCCGGCCCCCTGGTAGTCCCAGAACAGCTGTTTGGCGAACTCGCACCACGACACGTACACATCCGGGTCCGGATTCCGCAACCAGTCGGAATCCAAAGACGGGGCGGCGCCCACCAGATAGGGCGGCAACGTCGAGAGGATGGAGGCGTTGGAATCCAGGCACGCCCACGCCGTGTCGGTCAGCATCGACGTGATCCCCCACCAGTTCGGCACATCCCAGCTCGACGGCCACCCCGACCACGGCTGCGGCGGTGGCACCGACAGCGGGTTCGAGAAGCCGACTCCGCCGTCTGAGATCTCGACGCCGTTGGGGTCGCCCGGGTTGAACCCCGGCCCGATCGGCGACGACCGCACCACCAAACCGGACGCCGTCGTCGACTCCATCGGACCTGATGGTATGTCCTAGTAGATGGCCGGTTCTAGTACCTCGACGGTTGTCGCCGTCCACCATGCCATCCGGGCGGCGGTGCAGGCGTCGGCGGCGCCGCCGTCGGCGGCCACCAGGCGAAGCCCTCCGCTGGTAGTGGTCCGTCCGACGGTGGCGGCCACATGCCGTGCTAGCAGCGGGTCGTGGTCGTGCGCCACCCGTCTTTCGATGATCGCCCGCCGCCACTCCGTCGAAGACGTCACGTCGGCTTTGGCGTCCCACACCTCGACCGGCAAACCCAGGGTGGCCAGACGGGCGAACAGCCGGGTCCGGGTTTGCGGCGGGAACACCACCGTCGAGAGCTGCCACCGCTCCGCCGCCCGGCCGATCACCTCGGCCAGGTCGTCGTCGGTCGCCGTCTCCGACGCCCACGCCAATCCGACCACACCTTCCGCCGTCGCCGCCACCACCGCCTGAGAGGTACCCCACGTGCCCGCCAGGGCCACACAAACCCGTTCCCCTGCCTCGGGTGCCGGGACCGTCTCGCAGGCGTCCCACGCCCCCTCAGGCAGCCACGACGCCACCGTCACCCGCACCCACTGCCCCAGCCGGTAGCAACGAAACTCGGCCTCCGACACGATCGGCAACTCAGCGGCCAGGACGTCGTCGTGCAACAAGCCGGCGGCGATAGCCGGGTTCGCGATCTTCCAGGCGGCCCGGTCGTCCAACGCGCAGCCGGCCGGGGCGGCGAACTCCACCCACCGCACCGCCGCCCCCGACGCCGCCGCCTCCCGAAGCTGAAACAGCGCCGACCCCTCCGCGCCCGGCGCCGGCGTGCCGATCGCCAACACCAGCGACTCGGGCCGCTTCCCGGCGCCCTGCAAGACCGCAGCGTAAACCTCCGGTGTGACCGTCTGGCACTCGTCGATCAACGCCACCGTCGGATTCAACCCCTGCAACCGTTCGACGTCGGCCGCCAACGGCAACAACTCCCCATTGTTCCACGGCGACCACATCCGCCGATCGGACGACCCCATGTAGGTGATCACCCTGGCCGACAAGTCCGGGCTGGCGTCCACCATCGACCGCATCGGCCGGAACAGCGTCCGCTGCGCCTGGATCCCGTTGAAGGCAATCAGCGGCACCTGCGGCGAATCCGGCGGGTCGCACAACGCCCACAAGCCGATAGCCGCCCACAGGGTCGACTTGCCGCCGCCCCGGGGGATCTGCCAGCCGGCGATGCGCGCACCGCCGGCCAGCACCTCCTCCAGCCCGTCCTTCTGGTAGCGGGCCAGGCGGATCAGCTGGCCGGCGTTGTGACCCGACGGCACCCGGCAGAACGACTCCACGAACCGGATCGCCCGCCCCGCCCGGCTGCGAGTTTTCCACGCCCGCCACGGCGGTTTCCCGGTAGCAACCCGGCGGACCTTGGCCGTCTGGGCACGACCGACCCCCGGATCGAGCGCCACCAGCCGACCTTCTACGCTAAAACCCCGGACGGGCCGAGCGAGGCAGAATCCGGGCGAG